CCAGGATTGTGGTGCCCACCTTCGCCAGCGGCACCCTCATCGTCGGGCCCTCGACGCTCTACGAGGTCTACGAGGAGGTCATCGGGCTGCTCAGCGTCATCGAGCCGTCCCTGCTCGGCGTCCAGGTCGCCTATGGCGGCTACGTGGCGTTCGGCACGCTCGACACCACCAGTTTCGTGCCGCTCACCGTGGTGGGCACGCTGCCGACGGTCGCCGAGGGCGAAGAGGCCGAGGGCGAAGAGACCGAGCGCCGCGACGAGGCCGAGCCGGGCTCAGGACCGGGTACGCCCAAGGCCCGGAGGCGCTAAGCCATGGCAGGCGGCAACTGGCCGAGACTCTCCGACGTGCGCTCGTGGCTGCGCCTGCAGCCCGACGCCGCCGAGGACGCCGTCATCGACCAGTGCCGCCTTGCCGCCATCGCCTACGGCATCGGGCGGACGGGTTCACAGTGGTTGTCCGACACGACCACCCTGCCCGACGCCGTGTTTCAGGCGTGCGTCATGGACGCGGGCCGCATCTATCGCCGGCGCGATTCCCTCGACGGGACGATCGCGTGGGGGGACATGGGTGTGGTCCGCGTCGGGCGTGCCGACCCCGACACCGAACGTCTCTATGCGCTCTATGCCCCGCTGGTATTTTCTTGAGCTGGCAGCGCGCCCCGGTCGCCGCGGCGATCGCGGACGTGTTGTCTGTGGCGGGCGACGGCTGGAACGTGGCGAGCTTCGCCACGCCACCCGAGACGCTCAACCCGCCGGCCTACGTCTGCGCCTACCCGCGCACGGTGACCTACGACACGAGCTCGTTCGGTGTGGACCTCGTCGAGTACATCGTGGGTGCCTACGCCGGGCCGAACGACCCCGACACCCTCGACGAGCTCCTGGCCCAGGCTCGAGTAGCTCTGTCGGTGGACCCAGGGCTCGGTGGCACGGTGCAGTCGCTCCAGGTGACCACGCAGGGCAACTGGCGCCGCGTCGCCATCGCCAGCAACAACGTGAACGTGCTGGCGGCCGACCTGACCCTAGAGATCCGAATGTGAAAGGGGAACCATGAGTCCAGAAGCAAAGAACGCGAGCAACGGCGGCAGCGTCGGACTGCTCGACGCCAGCGTGACCGCGACCGGCGACCCCGTACCGCCGATAGCGAACCCGCTGATCCTGAACGACGCCTACTACGAGCTCAACGGGGTGAACCTGCGCTGCCTCGTCAAGCACCTCGAGCTCAAGGCCGAGAACAAGCTGCAGAGCGTGGTTTCCCTGTGTGGGGAGTTCAACGTCGTGGGAACGACGATCTATCACCAGACGATCACGTTCCATCAGACCTTCGACACCGGCGCGACCTATGCGACGCTGAACCAGGCCTATCAGAACTACCTGACCGGCGGCACGCCCTCGACGTTCAAAGTGCGCCCGCACGCGAGCCTGGTGGCGAGCGCCAACAACCCCATCATCACGGGCCAGGTGGTGCCCCAGCCCTTCGACATGCTGGTCGGCGACGCCGGCACGCTCGCAGAGGTGGCCATCACCTGGGACCTGACCGGCCCGTGGACGGTCAACAGCGGCGCCATCGCCGCCACCGGGGCCACCGCGGGATTCCCGGGCTTCTACAGCCCGAGCGGCGCCACCGTGCCCGCCAACCTGGCCGCGCTCACCGGCATCACGGCCAGCCCGGCCACGGCGTGGACGACGGGCCAGTACGTGATCACGGCCGACCTCATCGGCGCCCACTGGTCGAGCTCGGCCTGGGTGGTGGGCAAGGCATGACCGATACCGAGTGGGTCGTCCTGCTGATCGAGGTGGGCGTCATCGCGTTGGTGACAACGCTGGCGTGGTTGGGCGTCGGGCGACGCTAGGGTGCCCGCAACCCCGACGGTCGACGTCGTCGGCCTGCGTGCCCTGGTGCGTGACGCCAACCGGCTCTGTGCCGACGCCGGCCCGCTGAACAAGGCGCTGAGCGCGGCCGGCCGGGTTGCCGCCGAGCCGGTCGCCGCCGCCACGCGCTCGGCGTTGCCCGACGTGACGGGCCACCTGAAAGGCAGTGTCCGCGTCGGCGCCACGCGTTCGGGGGCGTCGGTGCGCATGGGCTCGGCGGCTTACCCCTACGCCGGCCCCGTCGAGTTCGGCGGCTATCCGGGGAACCGGCCCTACCACGGCAGCGGCAACTACCTGTTCCCCGCGGCCCGGACGTGGGCCTCGACGTCGGCCGAGCTCTACTCAGCGGCCGCCCAGCGGGCCTTCGACAACTTCGGCTGGAGCAACGAGACGACGAACGCGCAGGCCGTGCATGATTAGCGAGCCCTACGACGCCGAGCCGCCGACCCAGCAGTATGCGGCGCTCGGCGCCGACGAACCGCTGCCCGCCCTGGTGCGTGTCACCCAGGCCTTCAGCGCCCGGCTGCCATCCCAGCGCGTACTCGACCTCATCACCAGGATCGAGGGCGTCGACTTCGCCGCGCTGGCGCAGTCGGCACCCTTCCGCATCGTCGCCTTCCGGGCGCTGCTCCGCGACTACCCCGAGCGTGATCCCACGTCGCTCTGGATGCACGCCTACGACGTCGAGGTCGAGGTCGACGAGGTAAACCCTACGAACGGCAGCTCGCCGACGCCCGGGCCCATTTCTGCCGCTACTGGCGCATGACACCGGACCAGATCGACGAGCTCGGCGACGAGGACTTCGCCGCCATGGTGCGGATGATGCAGGTCGAGGCCGAGGAGATCGCTAAGGCGAACAGGAAGCGCTAGATGGCGGCCTCTCCGTCCATCATGGTCAAAATTCTGGGCGACGTCGCCGGGCTCGGGAAGTCCTTCGACCAGACCCGTACGAAGGGCCAGAGCGCCGCCCAGGGCATGCATTCGGCCTTCTCGGGCATGCTGAACCAGTTGAACTCGACCGGTGTACTCGGCCCTTTCGGCCAGGCACTCTCGACCGCCGACCAGTCGCTCCAGAACATGGAAGGCCACGCCAAGAAGACGACCGACAAGATGCTCGGCCTCGGCAGTGCGGCGGCCGGTGTCGGGTTCGGGCTCGCCGCCCTCGGATCCAAGGACCAGGCGGCGCACCAGCAACTCCAGGCCGCTATCGGCGCCACCGGGCATTCCTACGAGCAGTACAGCGCCCAGGTCGACGCCGCCGTCGGGCACCAGGAGAAGTTCGGTCACACCGCGGACGACACCCAGGGCGCGCTGCGCGTGCTCACCCAGGCCACCCATGACCCCAACGAGGCCTTAAAGCTGTTGAACGAGACAACCGACCTTGCCGCGGCCAAGCACGAGGATCTGACGACGGCGGCGGGCCAGGTCGGTAAGGCCTACAACGGCAGCGCCCGGATCTTCAAGGAGTTCGGCGTCGTCGTGACCAAGAACAAGGACGGCACCAAGGACTACCACAAGGCCATCGGCGACCTGGGCGACCGCCTCAAGGGTCAGGCCTCGGCGTCAGTGGCGACGTTTCACGGCAAGTTGAACGAGCTCAAGGCCACGGTGCAGGATCACGTGTCACTGTTCGGCCAGAAGTACGGGCCGGCCATCGGCACCGCCGGGCTCGCCCTGGCCGGCCTCGCCTCGGTCCTCAAAGGCGTCTCGGCGGCAACCGAGGCGCTCAAGCTCAAACAGATCGCCCAGACCGTGGTGACCGGCATCGCCACCGCTATCACATGGTTGTGGAACGCCGCTCTCGGCGTGGCCGAGACACTCGAGGCCATAGTCGGCGCGCCGATCTGGCTCATCATCGCGGCCGTCGTCGCCTTCGTCGCCGCCATCGCCGCCGCGGCGTATTTCATCATCAAGTACTGGCACGACATCTCGGCCGCGGTCGGTGTGGCGATCAGCTTCATGACCGGGCTGTGGAACTCGTTCGTCGCGTTCTTCAGTGGCATCCCGGGCCAGATAGCGGCGATCGCGGCGAACATGTGGCACTGGGTGAGTGATGCCTTCTCCACGGCGGTCGGCGTGATACAGAGTGTCTGGGGCGGTATCTGGAACTGGTTCACCGGCCTGCCGGGCGCCATCGGCAACATCGCCAAGGGCATGTGGAACGGCATCGGCAACGCATTCGTCGACGCGCTCAACTTCGTGATCGGTGTCTGGGACGGCCTGCACTTCACCATCCCCAGCGTCGGGTTCGGCCCGTTCCACACACCGAGTTTCGACCTGGGGCTGCCGACGGTGCCCAAGATCCCCCACATGGCGGAGGGCGGGCTCATCACAGAGAGCGGCCTCATCTTCGCCCACGCCGGCGAGGCCATCATCCCCGCCCCGGCGACGACGCGCAGCGGCCCGGCCGTCGTGGTGCAGAACGCCAACTTCAACAACGGCCTCGACATCGACGCCTTCATGAAGAAGGCGGCGTGGCACGTGCGGACCCAGAGGCTCTGATGGCCTGCGTGCGCTCGGCCTGGCTGGTGCTCGGTTCCAACACGCTGTTGCTCGAGGACCCGGCCAAGGGCTATTTCTGCACCAACCTGGACCTCGGCGCGCCCGCGGTCCGGCCCGTGGTCACCCCCAACCCAAACCGCACCGGTGAGACCGATCGCACCCAGTTCATGGGCGGGCGCGTCGTCCAGGCCGACGTCAGCGCGTTCACGGGCGCCGGGGCGCGCATCGACGACGTCATGGACAACTTCGCGCCCTTCATGGACCCGGGTCAGCGTCCGGTTCTCCATTACGTGCTCGACCGGCCGGGGACGCCCGAGCGCACCGTGACGCTGCGCGCTGTGGCCTATGACGCCAAGATCTCCGGGGCCGCCCAACGCGACATCGTCATGCAATGGGAGGCGGGCGACCCCATCGCCTACGACGTCGTCCAGCAGAGCAAAACGGCGATGGCCGGATCTTCCACGGGGGCAAGCGGGCGCCTCTACCCGCTGACGTTCAACCGCGTCTATCCGACCGACGGGTCGGCGGCGCTGGGTGCGGTCCTGGTCAGTTACGGTGACGTGGCGGCGCACCCGCTCGTGCGCATCTACGGGCCGGTGACCGGCCCGCGGCTGATCATGCAGGTCCAGCCATCGGCCGCGAGCGGGCCCTACTTCTTCTTTCTGACCAGCCTCGTGCTCGGCGCCGGCCAGTGGGTCGACATCGACACCGCCCGCCACACCGTGCTCCTCCAGAGCGACCCCAAACAGTCCGCGCTCGCTTCTGTCGACTGGAGCCAATCGAGCTGGCCCTACATCCCGCCCGCCCCGGGCTCGGTGTTCATGACGATCTCGGGCAGCTCCACCTCTGGCGTCACCCAGGCCCGGGCCACCTGGTACGACGGGTTTTTGTCGTGAGCGTCACGCCCGCCTATGCGGGCCAGCCGGTGCCGCCCGGGCGCTCCCGCTGGCGGCTGACCCTGCACCGGCGCCAGTTCGTCGACACGCCGTGGAACCAAACGATGATCGCCGAGCTGACCGACGCCCGCAGCGCCAAGCTGACCTGCCAGTGGAACACCCCCGCCGAGCTCACCTTCAGCCTCGACGGCCACGACGGCATGGGTGCGGCCCCGCTGGTCCAAGAGCTCGGCACCGACGTCATCGCCTGGCGCTGGGACGAGGGGCTCGGTCGCGACGTCGCCATGGTGCGCGCGCTCGTCGACCACTCAGAGGACCAGTTGACCGAGGACGGCGCCGCGGTCACCAACTTCGTCTGCCACGACTACCTGGCGATGCTGCAGCGCCGCATCCTCACCACGACCTATTCGGTGACCGGGCGCGAGCAGGATCTCCTCGTGAGCGATCTGCTCCAGCGCGCCGTTCAGGCGTCGTCGTCGTCGGGCACCAACTTCATGCCCGGTTCTTACCTGCCGCTCAACACCACCTACCCGGCCAACCCCGACGGCACCTTCCGCGCCGCTTCGGGCCAGTTGCGCGCCCGAACCTATGCCGCCTCGAGCGTCATCGGCACCCTGGTGAGCGACCTGGCGCTGGTGATACACGGTTTCGACTACATGGTCCTGCCGTTGCAGACCGCCAACCGCGACGCCCTGGCGATCTACTACCCGAACCAGGGCGTCGTGCGCAACGACGTGCCGCTGCACTACGGCTCGAGCGTGGCGGCGCTGACCCGCACCGTCGATAGCGGCACCTACGCCAACTACGTGCGCACGCTCGGCAACAACGGCTCGTCGGACCCCGCGGCGGCCCAGATGTTCGCCGAGGCGTGGAACAGCGACACGAACAACGTGACGGTCATCCCGACCGGCCTCTGGCAGCTCGGTGAGAACGCGGCCGACGTGACGCTGAACGGCACACTCTCCGAACAGGCCAACGGGACGCTCGGCCTCGACGGCATCATCGTGCCGTCCTACAGCGTGACGCTGACACCCGACGCCTACCGCTACGGCTTCCCCAACATGGGCGACACCTGCCCGCTCATCGTGCAAAAGGGGCGCCTCGACGTGAACAGCGTGCCGCCCACCGGTGGCGTGCGTGTCATGGGCCTCACCTACTTGATCGGCGACGACGGCCAGGAGGACGTCGAGCTGGTGCTGGGCCGGCCCGCCACCACACTGCTCAAGCTGTTCACCCAGTCCGAACGCGATCTCGACGCACTCACGAGGAGATGACGCCATGACCCGCTATACACCCCTCTGGCTCCAGAACGGCAGCTACGCCGCCAGCGTCGACCGGCGCCTCGTCGGCGGCCTCTGGCCGGCCGGTGGCGTCACCGGGTGCGCCGTGTCGCCCGCGACCGCCATGACGCTCAACATCGCGGCGGGCCAGGTGGTCGTGCCGACGCAGAACAACTCCGGCTCGACGCTTTGTAGCTCCGACGCCGTCGAGCAGGTGACCCTGGCCGCCGCGCCGGGCTCGGGGTCCAACCGTTACGACCTGGTCATCTGCCAGCCGCGGGGCAACGACCTCGACGGTGGCGCCAACGACGACTGGATTTTCAGCACCGTCACGGGCACGGCGGCAACCACGCCCACGGTGCCGGCGGTCCCGGCCGGGGCGCTGGCGCTCGCCCGGGTCTATGTGCCGGGCGGCTCGGCGAGCGTCACCGCGGGCAACATCACCGACGTGCGGCTGCCCGGCCTTTCGGTCCCGGCCTCTCTGCACGCGCGCGGCTGGCGCAACGGCGTCTTCAACTTCACGACGACAAACACCGATTTCGTGCTGGACACAGAGGCCTTCGACACCGGCAACATCTTCAACCCGGCGACCGGACTGTTCACCTTGCCGGCCGCCGGTTACTGGACTCTGAACGCGCAGGTCGGCGTGTTCGCGACGGCGAGCGGCCAGTGGGCGCAGGTCTATTGGATGATCGGCGCAACCGTCGCGTGTGTCGCGAGCGCCCATGCGTCGAGCGCGAACGTCTTTCGTGCTTCAGCCACGGTCACCGTCAAGGCGGCGGCGGGGGATGTGTACAAGTTGCAGATCGGCGCCAGCGCCACCCTCACCGGCGTCGCGGGCGCCGGGGGACAGTGGAACACCTTCGCCACCGCCGATTATCTCGGATCATGAGGAAAGGAAACCAAACATGACGACCGAACCAGAGCCCCAGGTGATTCCCGAGCCGGCACCAGAGCCCGACGAGGAGCCCAGTCACGAGCCCGTCCACGAGGGCGTCGAGGAGCCCGATGGCGCTTAGACGAGAGTGGATCGGCTCGCCCAACTACTCGAGCCGGGGGAGTGGCGTGCGCCTGGTGGTGCTGCACACCGCCGAGGGTGCGCGCACCTATCAGTCGCTCGGCTCATACTTCCAGAGCCCGTCAGCCGGGGTGAGCAGCCACACCGGCATCGACGACACCCCCGGCGTCATCGGCGAGTACGTGCGCCGCTCTGACAAGGCCTGGACCCAGGGCAACGCCAATCCCTACAGCGTCGCGGCCGAGCTCTGCGCCTTCGCCGCGTGGTCGCCGGCCGAGTGGCAGCTGCACGTGATCATGCTCGCCAACACGGCGCAATGGGTGGCCGAGGAGTGCGCGGCGTTCGGCATCCCACTGGTGCGGCTCAGCCCCTCTGAGGCCCAGGGCGGCGCGTCGGGTGTCTGCCAGCACGTCGACCTCGGTGCCGCCGGCGGCGGGCACTGGGACTGCGGGCCGGGCTTCCCTATGGACCAGATCATCGCAATGGCGGCCGGCGGCGCAGCGCCACCGACACCAACCGAACAGGAGGGCAACATGATTGCAGCGACCCCCGACGGCCGGGGCTACTTCACCGCGACTCGCGACGGCCGGGTCTACGCCTTCGGCGATGCCGTCTTCAAGGGGCCGAGCGGCGACACGCACTTGCCGGCAGGCCGAAAAATCGTCGGCATCGCGGCGTCGGCCAAGGACGGGTACTGGACCCTGTCTGACGGCGGCGACCTCTACACCTACGGGTCGGCGCAGTTCTACGGGAAACCGGACAGGGTATGACGGCCTTCGAGCGGGCCCGCCAGATCGGCCCGAGACCACCCGAGCCCGTGGAGGTCGTGCCGCTGTCGGGCACGCCCGTCAGCGTGGACCTCACCCCGGCCGAGCTCGACCTGAAGCTCTATTCGGCCGACACGGTCACGATCCAGTTCAAGTTCGTCGACGGCGCCGGCGCCGCGGTCGACATGTCGGGCACCTGGACCGCCCAGATCCGCGTCAACGCGGCCGACCCCGACCCGCCGGTGGCGGCCTTCACCGCCGACGCCACGAACGCGGCGACGGGCATAATCCTCGCCACCCTGTCGAGCACGGCGAGCGGGTCGCTGGCGCCGGGGCTGCCCTATGCGTGGGACCTCGAGCAGACCACGGCCGGTGGCGCGGTTCGCACGACGCACGCGGGCACGATCACCGTCGTCGAGGACGTGACGCGCCCGTGAGCCCGGTCGAGGTGATCAGCACGCTCGGCCCCGAGGTCGAGGTGATCAGCGCGGTGGGCCCCGACGTGGTGGCCACCACGACCGTGCTGCCGCCACAGGCCATAGCGAACGTGTTGTTGAGCGGGCCACCGGGTCCGGTCGGTCCCGCCGGGTCGTTGGCGGGGTACTTCACCCCCCAGCAGTTCGGCGCCGTAGGCGACGGGGTGCACGACGACACCGCCGCGGTCCAGGCGGCCATCGCGGCCGCGGGCACGGCGAACGTCGTCGGCCGTGGCGGCGTGGTCTACTACCCGCCGGGCACCTACAACTGCTCGGCGGCGCTGACCTACTGGCCCTGCACGATGTGGGTCGGGGCCGGGGCGGCGGCGTCGATCATCAAGCTGACAACAGACCTGTGGAACGGCAGCTCGCCCACGGCGGCCCGCTTCATCGTGCCAGGCGCCGGGGTCAGTCAGCTCAGGAACTTCAAGATGGCCGACCTGCGCATCATCGGCCCGGGCCCCGGGGCGAGCTCGGGCGTGGTGCCGTCGCACACCAACGGTGTGCGCAGCGCCTCAGGCGTCATCTTCGACAACGTCTACATCGGGGGTGGCTTCTTCGCCGGTCTGGAAATCACGGCCGACCACGAGAAGATGCTCAACCTCTACAGCACGGGCAACTACTACAACCTCGAGTACTCCGACGCCCTGGTGACGGCGGCCAACCAGACGTTCTTCTCGTGCATCCTCAACGGTTGCGGTCTGGCCAGCATCCATGTCAGCGGCGCCAGCCGCATCGACGCGACGACCTTCAACCAGCTGCACCTGGGCTTCGGGCCGGTCGGCATCGTCATGACCGACAAGCAGAACGGCTGGGACGCCTCGGGCAACCCGGTCTATGCCGGCGGCGGGTTCCAGAGCAGCCACCGGATCATCTCCACGACGTTCAACGACGTGATCTTCGAGCAGGTCGGCAACGTAGCGATCCTCGACATGTGCTCGACGAGCGGACCCGCCAACTACAGCCTCCACTCCAGCGTGATCCGCGGCGAGGGCGTGATCTGGGCACCGGCGGGGGGCCAGTACACCACGACGAACGCGCCGCTGAACCTTCCCGACTACCAGGGCGCCTGGGCGATGATCCTGCGCTCGAGCTACAACTCGCGCATCGAGGCCGGACTCAATCCGTTCACCGCTCCCCCGAGCACCGGCCTCGGTGTGCTCAAGCTCATGGCGGTCAACAACATGGCGCCGTCCTTCGTCTTCGGGGCGGCTCCTCCCACCAACTTCTACGGCTCGGGCACGAGCTGGACCGCCGTCGGCGGCGGCAAGGTTCGCCACGCCATGGCGAACCCCGCCGGTGGCGGCATGCTCACGGCCGGGGGCGCCTACGGCGACGCCGTCCAGATGGACTCGACCACGCTCATCAATGTCGGTGACCTCGTCGAGCAGGCCGCGACCAACGCCAGGGTGCAGAGGGCGACCGGTACCAAACCGATCTTCGGGGTCGCCATGACGCCGACGCCGGCCAGCGCGTCAGCCCTGGTCGTGCAGACCAACGGGTACTGCCCCGTCAACTCAACAGTGACCGGTGTCGCGCCCGGCTCGATCCTCTACCTCGACGCGACGACGCCCTACATGATCAACAACACCAACACCGCCGGGCGTGTCGCCGGGGTGGCTATGTCGACGCTCGGGTCGGGCGTGATCTATACCCAGCTCCGCTTCGGGGCGGCATAGACGTCGGCGTGGATGAGCACGAGCCCGATCCCCATGAGGTGCTCGTGGGGGCGCTCGTCATCACCGTGGTGATCCTCGCCCTCGTCGTCGCGCTGTTCGCCATCTTCTGATGAGCCGGGCCCGCCAGCTGGCGATGCTGTTCGTGCTGGGGGCGGGCATCCTGGCCCTGGCCATCGTGGTGTTCGTGCTGAACCGTGACAGCTCGAGCGACATCCTGGCCGTGATCGGCCTGCTCGGCGGGCTGGCCATCATCGTGAACTCGCTGCCGGTTGGGAACCATCGCAACGGGGACAACGGGCGGGCATAATCGGGTGGCCGAGGTCACCTCCCTGGGTTCCACGGCTCTGGTGCCGGCGGGCGTGTGGGGTTCCTCCAAGCTCCCCCTCTGACCGCCCGCCGGCGCCACCAACTAGGCGGCGGTGGGCGCCAAGGCCATGACCGCTTCTGATGCCCCGGCGCGGTCGAACTGCGCGTAGGTGGTCGTGGTCGTGATGGAGCTGTGGCCCATCAGGTCACGCACCAAGAGCAGGTCCTTACCGCTCGTGCGGTAGAGCGTCGTGCCGAACCAGTGGCGGCACTGGTGCAGCGTCGCTTCGATGCCGACCCCGTGGAGGAAGTCGTTGGCGAGTTGGCTCACCTTCCACGCCGGCAGGGCCCGGCCGTCCTCCCAGCGCAGTATCGGGCCGCGGGGCGGCATCGGCAACGCGACGAGCGCATCGGCGAGAGTCGGGTGCAACGGGATGGGCCGTGGCTTGTTGCCCTTGCCGTGGATGACGAGCAGGGGCGGTTGGCGGTCGTCGACGACGTCCTCGCGTTTGAGGCGTGAGATTTCGATGGCGCGCAGGCCTGCGTACGCGGCGAGGGCGACGATGACCAGCAGATCGCCGTGTGCCCATCGAAAGGGCCAACTGCAGATCGTTGTCGCTGATCGGGCGGGGCAGGCCGGGACGGACCTTGGGGCGTCGGATGGCGGTGGTGGGGTCGTCCTCGAGGTGGCCGGTGAGCACGGCCCATTCGTAGAAGCTGTGCAGGTTCGAGACGTAGGTGTACCGGGCCCGTGAGCTGATCTTGCGGCTGTCGAGGAACCGTTCGATGTCCTCGGTGCTCGCGTCGAGCAATCCGGCGGGCTTCAGCCAAGCGCTCAGGTGGCCGAGGATCCGGCGGCGCGTGTCGATCGTCGACTCTTCGAGGCCTCGACGACGCTGGTCGAGGCCGTGAGCACGGATAAGCGGCATAGTCCCCTCCCCCCAGGAGGAGCGTCGGTTTAGCGCGTTTTATACTTCTGCGCCGCTACTCCCATTTCGCCCGGTCGTCACGCGGAAACGGCCAGGTCAAAGGCCTGTGGCCAGGAGCATTTACTTCTAAGGGCGGCCTCTAGCTCGTCTTCGTGGTCGGCCACCCATTGCTTCATGTAGATGGGGTCGGCATAGAGCTCGTCGATGCCGATCGCCCAGATCGCGGCCAGACGGCCCAGCTCGGGGGCGCTGAAGTACCCGACGCCGTGCAGCTTGTTGGCGAGCGTCGAGCGTTTGATCCCTGAGAGACGTGCGAGCTCGCTGTCGGAGAGGTGGAAGAGGTTCCGCAGGCGGATCAGGTTCGGACAGATGTGCTCAGCACTCCTGGCCCCCTGGAGGACTCGCTGGTCCATGACCATGCCCCACACAATAGGACAAAGTTGGGTATTTGCCAAGAGCGGGCCATATTCGGGCGTTCTCGCTGGTAGCTTGACAGACCTGCCAAATATCTGGCAACCTAGCCAAATGCCCCGCAACCTGACGGCTAAGGAGGCTGCGGAGCTCCTCAGCGTCCACGAGGACACCCTGCGCCGGTGGGCTGACGAGGGCAAAGTCCCGTTCTGGGTGACTCCGGGCGGGCAGCGTCGGTTCCGCCCAGAGGACATCGAGGCCATGCGCCAGCCAGTCCCACCAAAGGTGGTCGGGGAGTGAGTGTCGAGCCGGTCACCGGCGAGATCGTCCCCGTTGTCCGGGCCGACCTGCTCTCAGCCGCTCCTGTTGCCGACGTGGTTGCCCTGCAGCGGGCCTACCTCGAGCTGTCCAGCGCCCTGCTGGACGAGTCCGACTACCAGCGCATCGGCGGCAAGCGGTACAAGACCAAGTCGGCGTGGAGAAAGTTGGCCGCGGCGTTCAACGTCAGCGACGAGATCGTCGACAAGGTCTATGACCGTGACCCCGAGACCGGCCGGATCATTCGCGCCGAGTTCACCGTGCGCGCCGTCGCCCCCAATGGGCGCAGCGCGGTGGGTGTCGGGCTGGCGTCGGTCTTCGAGCGGCACTTCAACAACCCCGAACATGATCTCCCGGCCACCGCGCACACACGCAGCAAGAACAGGGCGTTCAGTGATTTATTCGGGCTCGGCGAGGTGAGCGCCGAGGAGATGTACGAGCGACCGGGCCCGACGTCGGGCCTCGGCAGACAAAAAGCCCCTCGCCGCGACCCGGCGGGGAAGCGCGACGAGGGGCAGAGCGACGCTAGCGACGCCGGGCTGTCCAAGGGCGTGGCCGAGCTCGAGGCGCGCCTGTTGGACCTCGACCTGGCCGACCGCAACCGCTTCAAGGACTGGCGCAAGGCGACGGGCATGGAATGGCCGCCGGCCACGTTGCGCGACTTCGCCGCCATGGTGTCCGAGGTACGCCGCATCGAAGAAGAAGCCGCACTGGACGCCGACACCTACGACGGATGATCTGCCCGGTGTGCCATTCCGAGTTGGACATCGCCCTCGTGAACACCTCTGGCACCCCCGACATCGTCGCCAGCGTGCGCCAGGCATGGGCCGACGCGGAAGACGCCGCCCTGTTGCGCGAAGCCCAGCAAGGCGAGCAGGACGACACCTGGTGAGCGTCCGCGCCTCGACCGCCGTGTGGGACTACTCAGAGGCGCCGAACAACACGGTTCTTGTCGTGGCGCTCGTGTTGGCCGACCACGCTGACTACGACGGCCAGGTCTGGATCTCCATCGCGAATGTGGCCCGACAGGCCAGAGTCTCGCGAGCGACGGTCTACGCGGCCATTACGACTCTGGAAGTCCTGAAGGAAGTGGTTCGGGTTCACTCGGGTGGCAAGGGTCGCGGTGACATCACGATCTACCGACTGACCCTTGTGGATAAGTTGCGGAAAAGGGTCCAGCAGCCGGACCCTAAAAAGGGTCCAAAAAGGGTCCAAAAAGGGTCTAGCTGTCTGGACCTTAAACGTAGAGACGTAATTACGTATAAGGCAGACGCGCGCGAAAAACGGGATTTCGTCGTCGATTGGAACGACCCCGACATAACCGAGCCCGGCGTCGAACGTGACGCCCATATCGCCGACCTGCGGACCGTCCACAGGCACGGCAAGCGGGGCGAACCGACGGCGTGAGCACCTCTGGGGAGCCGCAACTTTCGCTTGACTTCGACCTGAGCACAATGCAGAGCCTCCCGGTGGCCGACCTGGGTCGGGTGCGAGATCTCGGCGATCTGATCGAGGTCATGGAGGCCTATCGCCGGGCCGACGGCATTCGGCTGACCACCAGTGAGCAGGTGGCGTCGATCAAGCAACTGGCCGGCCTAGCGCAGCGGACGGCTCACACCCTCAAGCCCTATTCAGAGCAATGGCGTGACAGCACCGAACGCCGCCACAAACAAGGGTGGCGTCTGAAACGCTCGCAACCCACGCTGAGCGTGAAACGGAATCTGCTCTGGGCTTATGACAACCGCTGTGCGTTCTGTCAGGCCCACGAGGTCGAGTCCGACCTCGAGTTCGCGCATCTGCTGTCCCATGACGAGGCTCTCATCATGCGGGACATGGACTGCGTTCCCAACGACGAACGCATGCGCCCCTACGAGCTGAGTCGCACTCCCGAAAACTATGTGCCGGCGTGTCGGCTGTGTAACGCGCGGCAAAAGACCCGCAGCGTCAGCGGTGAAGACGCGATCGGGGTGTGGTTGGAGGCCAAAACCTGGGGCGCTGACAAGCGCGTCGTAAACGAGATCCTCCACTGGCTGTGGCGCGCCAACAAATGGCGGCCGGCGTGAACGAGGCCCAGTGGCGCCGCCAGGTCCTCGACGTCGCCCGCGCCTACGGCTGGCGCAGCTACTCGACCACCTTCAGCCCGTACTCGACGCCGGGCTGGCCCGACTTGGCCCTCGTCAGACCGCCGACGGTGATCCTGGCCGAGCTCAAGACCGAGCGCGGCAAGGTGTCGACCGACCAGCGCGACACGCTCGAGCTGCTCGACGGCTGCAACCGGGTGCTCAGCTACCTGTGGCGCCCCGACGAGCTCGACGCCATCGCCTACCTGCTCAAGGGGGTCCGCAGTGAACGATGACACCGCCGTCGAAAAACGCGCCGAGAACCGCGCCATCGACGAGCTGTACCGCCGCTTCGACGCCTTCAAGGCCGCCGGGCTGGTGCGCCGCGAATACGACCGCCTGGAATGGCACTTCGACCGCGTCCGCAAGGCCATCCAGGCGCTCGAGCGCGCCGAGATGGGCCAAGAAGCCGCCGACGAGCCGTTCGGCTTCTACCAGTACCTGCACGACAAGGCGCGGGGGCGGTACAGCCGGTGAGCGCCCCACCAATACAGGAGAAGCCGTGACGGTCTGTCCTAAATGCGGCGGCAGGGTGCGTGTGACCAGCGAGCAGGCGTGGGGCGTGAACGTTGCGCAACACCTATCCCACGGTTCGTGGTGTTCGGTAACGCAGATTCTCGCCGCCCCACCAGACAAGGAGAACCCGTGAGCCGTCTGCGCGCCCTGTGGCGCCGCTGGCGAGCGCATCGCAGCCCGTACCTCTACGACTGGCAGGTCGAAGACCCCGAGCTCGGCAGACCCAACGCCACCCACGTAAAGCTCCTCGGGCGGTGGCCCAAATGAGTCACGCCTGCGCAACCGGCCCAAACCCAAGCACTGATGCCTGTTGACCGCGTCGTCTTCCTGTTCGGTGGCAGCGAGCATTACGTCTCGGCGCTCGAGGTGATCGTCGAGTGTCGCTGCGGCGCCGTGTTCAGCGGCGACACCGAGGAGCAGGCGATGCGGGACTACGAGATCCACGTCGACGACGAGACCCATACTGGTGACACCTAGCAAAGGAGGTCGGCATGGCACTGACCGCACGGCAGCGCAATGCCCTGCCACGTAGCGCATTCGCTCTGCATTCTGGCCCACGTAGCAACTGGCGCTACCCAGCACCTACCAAAGCCCAGGCACGCCGGGCCGGTATATCCGAGGCCCAACGTGGGCGCACTCACCGTGCCGCCCTTTCATATTCGGCACGCCGTAGCACACGCGGTGCACCGAGCACGGTGCGAGCGCACGTGGCACGCCAGCACCAAGGTGCGGTGCGCTCCATGCGTGGTGGTCGTGGCCGCAGATAGCAGGTTGTTGTGGACACAGGGATACCGGCGCCTGCGTCGCATGGTGTTGATCCGTGACAACTACACCTGCCAGATACGTGGGCCCAAGTGCAGGACCTATGCCACCGAGGTGGACCACGTCATACCCAGAGCAGAGGGCGGGTCGGTCTACGACATGGCCAACCTGCGTGCGTCGTGTGGCCCGTGCAACTGGGGACGGCACGGTGGTGTCGGTCGCCGGCGACGGGGGGTTGGTTCGCAGCCGTTCTACGAGACGCGCCTGTGACCCGCCCACCCCACGGGGTGGGGAGATAGTTACGACCGACCGGCACCCCCTACCCCCACCCCATGCCGGCGGGCGCGACGACCCGGGGGGGTGCCCGCCGGTGGGGGGGTTCGTTTTTCTGGGGAGCGTGCCTGTCCAC